TTCAAACTTACGAGAATATGTGTCCATCAAAGCTTCCATGCGCATGTCGTGAAGAATCTTAATGCCTAGTAATACATTACCCACTTCGTCTTCTGTCATTGGTTTGGGCGCATCGCCATGATGCTTAAACAATAAATCAATATCTTCGCTCGTTTGCCAAGCTAGCATAATAGCGGACTCTAAATCAATTTTAGGGTTCATTTTCCACACTCCTGTAAATATGCATCTAGTTTTTGCTTTTTGCGTTTTTCAATTTCTCTTTCAATGTACCATTGAGCTTTGCTTAAATCTTCAATAGCATCATTTTTTAAATCGGAACGCCAAATATATTTAATGGCATTTCCCAAATTAAAACTCATGTGCTCTGTAATTTGAATGCAATCAATTCCAGAGGGGTGACTGGTATAGTGTTTAGGATTGTTGACTACGTCTTGCATGTTTATTCCTTAATTCGTTTTCTACGGCTAATACTTCTTCTTGGTTATCGCAAACCCACAATGTTAATATTTTTTCAAACATAGTTAGATCAATGTCTTCAACTCCAGTGATGGTTTCAAACATAGTATGCCCATCGTGTTCGTGTTCAACTACAAAAGTGTTCATAAACTTAATTCCTTTTTAATAAATTCAACAGCTTTGTCATAATGCCACCGCCAATACTTTTCTGTTACACCAATATCTAAATAAGTCATGCCCATTAAAAAAGCTTCAATAATTTCTTTTTGCTTTTCTGGCATACGATCTTCTATTATACGCTCAATATCAATTAAGTCATCTAAATCCCAAGGTGTCCAGCCACCATCTAAAACCCCAGTAAAAGCGTCAATGTCATCTAACTCAAGCGGATCCATCTCTTCATCTGACAGACGAGGTTTGCTGCATTTTATTATTATTTTCATGTATTTAAAGCGTCCATTAATGCATCTTGAATTGTTATTTTGCCTTCTAATACTTTTACAACATGTTGATCTATGCTGTTGTTTACTACTAAATGGTGTATAACAACAGGTTTTTCTTGCCCTTGGCGATAAATGCGTGCGTTGGCTTGGATGTAACTCTCTGAGCTCCATGGTAAATCGAACCAGACTGTTTGTGCTGTCTCACCAACATTGCATTGTAGATTAAGCCCGATCCCTCCTGATTGGGGATGGGCGAGGAGCATACGAATCTTGCCACTACGCCACGCCTCAATGTTGTTGTCGTCCAAGACCACAGCTTGCGGGAACATGAGACGAATTCTTTGTAACGAATGTTTGAAGTGGTAAAAGACCAGCGTTGGCGAGGAAGATTCTTCCATGATCGACTCAAGCCGTTCCAACTTAGTACGGTGTACTTCTTGCGCTTCTCCATTTTCTCCATAAACTGCGCCCGAGGTGAATTGAAGGAGTTTGCCCGCCAATGCCGCTGCAGTTGGAGCTGTGATACGCTCCTTGCCGATGTCAGCGACCATGTCTTTTCTAAGTTCATTGTATTTCTTTCTAACAGAATCATCTAATTCCACATTGTGAAATAGCGATGTAAGCGTAGGCAACTGCAAATAATCTGCAGCTTTAAGCGAATAACATATATCTGAAATCTTATCTGTAATAATTTTGTCCGCACCATCTTTTAATACCCAATTATAAACTACGCCTGTTTGTCTGTTACGCTGACCTGGGTTCATATACTTATCTCTAAACCTAGTCAGGCTAGTTTCTAAACGCTCACCTAAATCCAATATGCCTACTTGTGACCAGAGATCAGCCATCCCTTGAGGGGTTGGTGTGCCTGTCAAAATAATACGTCGTTTGAAGCTCTTTAAGTGTTTCTTCAGCGCTTTGAAACGCTTCGTTGACGGATCCTTGAAGCGACTCGACTCGTCGATAATCAAATTGTCGAATGTTATCGGTGAGTTGTCCAACAGCCAAACTAAGTTCTCCAAGTTCACAATGTAAATGTTCCCAGAGTTGTTTAAAGCTTTCATCCTTTCGGCTGGGTTTCCCATTACCTTGTTGACTTTCAGGTGTTTCAGATGCTCCCATTTGTTTGTCTCTTGTGTCCATACTGTTTCCGCTACTCGTTTGGGCGCAACAATTAGTGTTGTGCCATTAAACTGCTCGGCCAGTATCGTCAGTGCGGTTGTTGTTTTTCCCAGTCCCGGTTCCAATAATAACCCCATATTGCGGATGAATTTCGCCTTCCCAATAATCTTCGTCTGGTAAGGGTGCAACTGGTTTCTCTTCAACACGACGGTTTCCTTTTGATGCGTTTTCTGGTTTTGTTAACAAAGTTAAATTCCAAGGTACATGCAACCCCGATACCTCTTTTCCTTGCAACGGTTCTATGTGATCGACTTCATACAACTCTTCCATAAAAATAGTTGCTAACCTAGCTCTTCTATACCAGTTGTCTATTTCAGGTTTCAAGTGTTCTTTCCCCCATTTTAACATTCGTTGTAATTTTTTAGCATTTCTTCTTGCTTGTGTTGAACAGTGCTTATCTGGATTGTTTTTTCGCCAATCTGATAATGCCTTCGCATTACAAACTTTGCAAATTTTACTTAATTTATCAACAAATTTTTTATTTTTATTAAAGTTTTCAATTGACTTATATTCTTTACATATTCTGCATTGCTTGTCGAATAAATTCATCTGTATCATCTTTTGACCTTAACACATGTACTGGAAATCCTGCTTCTTTAAGTTCATCAAACACGATTTCTTGTCGTGGGCTTAGCTTTCCCGTTGCCGTCTTTAGTTCTACTAGATACACTTTTTGGTTTAGGAACACTATCCGATCCGGCACTCCCGTCACTGTGCTCAGCCATTTGTAACAAAGCCCCGATGACTGCTTGATTCTTTTGCTCAAGTATTTTTCTATTTCTTTTTCCAATACCGTGCTCATCAATACCTCGCTTTAATTCTTTGTAAACATATTCAGTTAAGTATGCTCGTGTTTCTTCGCCAGGTGTTTCTTCGCCCATGTATTCAAAGATACGGTACACCAAATGTACTGACTCATGTACCAGTGTAGCGTCAAGATCATCAATGCTGGTAAGGTCAAGCAACAAACCAATAAATGTTTTACCATCGGCAGTAGGAATGGAATGGGTTTCTGCCATTGCGCCGCCTTCAAGGGATTCTACTTTCTGAAGAACATTTTTGTCTTTCAATGCTTGCTTGAACGCTGGTTCATCCAAGCACACATGAATGTTTGCTGGGAAGATTGGAACCTTAACAATAAAGTAAAGTTTCTTTTTCAAAATATTTCCTCTTCTTCAAAGAATAGTTGTTTGCTAACATATGTTTGTGCTTTCTCTGTTAACTGAATACCTACATATTTATGTTGCCGTTTACCATCAACTCTAACTGCTGATGACTGTACACCTTTATCTTGAGTGGCTGCTAAGAACCTACGCTTAAACGATAGATCATTACCTGCGTTTAAACCATGTTTGACTGCCCATCTCTTATAGCAAATAAACACAGCATCTTTGTCCACTTCACCGTCCACATTATATTCTAGAACTTGATCAACAAATGTGCCAATTGGGTTGCTCATCTCTTCCATAGTTTCTAACAACTCTTTACCGCTATCAGGTTGAATGAAGTATCCACCACGCTCTGTTCTTCTACGCAAGCCAGTCATCGCCCAGTTAAAAATGCCTGATAGTTCAGCCATTAACTTGTTTGACAATCCAGTGTCTTCCTTGCCATAAAAACTGTTGGTCATTTTAAGCACTACCATACGACCAGTTAGTGCGTTTGAGTTCTCAGTTAACTGTAATACCTCATTGCTATAAATAATAATACGAGTAGGAAGGTAACCATTCCAAGACTCTTTGTTTTTTCTATTGACTGTGATAGTATCTCCGCCAACAATGCGAAGAAGCTGAGAAACAACGGCAGAGCGATTACGCTCAGGAGCACGCGCATCAGTAAATGAAGCGAGAAGTTTTCCAAGCCAAGGTTGAAGTCCAAAAGTATCACAAAGTTCCTCCAATTGCGGCGCTACTGTATTGTGCTGTCCTAACAGTGCAACTAAAATCTTATTGATTGTTCCCTTACCTGATCTGCGTGGCCCGATGATATTGAAAAACTTCTGCTGACTTGTATCACCTGACAAAATGTAGCCAAACATTTCTTGCAAACACTCAATCGACTGCTGATCAGCACCCCATACATCGTCTAAAAACTTCTCCCATAGTGGGCATGTTGCTTGTGGATCATACGCAAACGGTAATGAGTTTTGTGTATAGAGTCCCAATGAATGCGACAATAAAATATTGTCTTCAAGGTGAAACAAACCATTTGACACACTCACCAACTTACTTGCCTCTGGACGGTTATCACCGTATCCATCTAACCATACTGGTGGCTTGGTGTTGGCGTGGTTTTGCAAGTGGGTCAATGCTTTGATGCCATCTAACGCACCACTCACACTTGCCGGGTTCGGTGCAAACGGCACAATGTTACCCTTACGATCTTGCTTTTTACATTTATCTAAAAACTTGTACAACTCTGAGCGAATCGTTGACTCTTCCACTTCACTGTAATGTGTGCCTTGGTAACTGTAAAAATCATCCGAGTAGTGAACCAGCTTGATGCCTTCTTCAGAAGAGAACTTCGATTCTAAAAAGGTTTGAGCATTCTCAAGGGGCGCAACAGTTAGGATCACATCGCCTTTGGCTAGT